GCGCCTGAGATGTGAACCTTCTCAAGTTTTTCTTGAGAGCTCACAGGAAGAGAAGAGGTTATTAGTAGACATTTGTTGGTATTCGATGAAGCATGGAAGTACTGTCCTACATATGAAACCTGAGGTTGGCGAAGGGCGCGTGTTTCATGGGTGGGACTCGTTCTTTGAGTTTTTCATCACTGAGTATAAACATCGTACTGAAATCCATGAGAGAAATTTTACTAGTAGAAAAGCTGCTAGTTACTGTGACTTAGGTTTACAAGTAGGTCATCCTAGGATGAGTATGAAATGTAGTTGTTTTCCTGATGATCCCCTTGTTGATTTATCCTTCGGCGATACCCAAGCATTAGTTGTTCAACAAGGTAGATTTTCTGCCTCTTTTAGTACTTTGAATCTTGTTTTCAAACTACTATATCAAGATTCATTATTTCTTTTTAGACTTGTTTTTGCTTTAGGTTCTCTTTCCTTTAGTGTTGCTTTCTTCTATACACTAATAACTAGTATGATTTGTTGGAGAATAGCTGGAGGTAGACCTTCTACTGTCCCACCGTTGTCTATTAGAAATTATTGGGGTAAGCAACTAATTCTTTCAGTTGTTATGTTGATTATGGGTAGTCCCCTTATGGCACTTGTTTATTTTTGCTCTTTCTTTCTTTGGGAAGGTTTGTTTGATTATGTGCAATTAGGAGTATGGTCTTTGTATTATGAGTTGGTATCAAGATTGGTCTCTAGATTGTATTCAGGAAGGATTAGAAGATACTTATCTATAGCTCTCCCTGTTGGTTTTGTTATCTATTCTTTACATGTAGTTTACACAGCTGTTCAGGCTTACAGAGCTGTGCGTCAAGAAGGACATGTTCATGGGACGCCTCTAAATGTTCCTGAAGAGAACAAACCAACCGTGGTTATTCGAGGAGCTATGAGATCAGGACTGGCTAGAGGTCACGACGTTTGTGGTATGATTGTTCGTAAGGGTTTTATGCTTAAATTTACTCCTGCCAACGATTATACGTTTGTTACCTGTGACCACTTCTTTTACGGTAGCTCAGGGCTTCCTGATGTAGAGGAAGGTGAATTAATTGAGTGGGCTTATCAAGGTAGAAAAGGCTCCTTTGCTTTTGAAAAGAGTTGTTATAGTAGAATTGGTAAGAAAGATGCTTGTGTCATTTACTTCAAACATGCTATTTGGAATTTGTCTAACTCTTTCAAGTTTTGTAGGGCAAATCCTTCAGGTCCTGGCCTAGTTGAAGGAAAAGATGTAGACTTGACTTTAAACACACTCCCATTATACGGAGGTTGTTACACTCCAGTTCTTTTACAGTGCGGCGACTGTGGTACTCCTGTTTTTGTCAAGTGTGATAACAAGTTTGGGTCTGATTTGATGATTGCAGGTATACATGCTGGTAGGTTTGCAGCAGCTGAAAGAGCAGTCTATACTGTTATCACAGCAGACGAATTTATGTTAGCTTATTCGTTGTTAAGACCTTTGGGAGGGTATGACCATTCGTTACCTGTTAATATAGATAACAATCCTAGTCCTGCCGTACTGAGTGAAGGGTTACATCCTAGATCAGATGCATACTGGATGTCTAGGTCAGAACCTCTGGGGTTGTTACCTGTAGGACATGTTGCTAGTAATTCTACTCCAACAATGTCTGGTAAGCCAACAATCTTGTTTGATGTTTTTAAAGAAAGATTGCCAGAGTTAATGGGACCTCCTAATCCTGGGCATGCTAGATACATTGATGGTGAGTGGGTGAGTATTTATACTAAGAAGTTGAGAGCCATTG